CAAGCGGCTACCCTAATCGGTAGCCGTTCCTGTTTTACACTCGGGGCATGGCGCCGGTGTAGTTGAGTGTCCGGGATAAGGATCAAACCCGGAGCCGCCACAGTAAGAGCATTGTGGTATAAATCCGGACAGGTCAATGAATTTGTATCTACCAGGAGCAAACCGCTCAAAGATGTTTTTGAGCCTGAGGTTACCGCATTTCCCGGCCTCCATATCCAAATTGGTTTTCATCAGGTATCGCCGATTGTCGTACGATATGTCCGGTCCGTTTTCCTTGTCAAGTTCACACTTGTAAAATTTGGCCCAGGCTTGGGCCGGTGTCAAAATCTTTTCCATGCGACAAATGTAAGGTGCTATATTATTCCGCGTGAAAAATATTTCACGAAAAGTTTTGCGAAACGAAAAAGGGACTGCACATTTGCAGCACGAACCACACGAACGCGAAATTAGCCATGCACGAAAGCTCACACGAAACGGATACGCAACTGCACGAAACGCCACTGGCGAAGAGAGGCAGTACGCAAGGCGAAACGGCCGAGCAATTGCGCCTTCGCCTGGGCTTAGAAGTTCGCACTTTTCAAATGCGTTGGAAAAAACGGATTGGCCCATACAGCAAATGGAAAGTTTGCACTCCACAGGAAATTGAGATCATGGAGCGCGGTGCCGGCCGGGTTGTATTTGACAATCCACAAACGCCAAGTGCCGGTTCCGATAGTACTGATGTTGACCCAAAAGTATTTCTGGAACAAAAGCCTACGCCTTACCGCAGGCCTGCACCTAAGCCAACGCATGAAAGTGCCGCAACTCCGCAAAAAAAGGGTTCATTTCTGGCAATAGCCGGTGTTTGGCTGGAACAAAACAGGCGGGCTTTGGCATTATGGGCGGTTCTTGCTACCGGGGTTGGTACCAGTGTGCCGAATATGTATTCCATGACGTTGGCGATAAAAGCGGGTGATAAAATATCAGCATTTGGCGTTACAGCGGCATTTACGTTGGCGCCTGCGCTGTTGTTGCTTTCAGGCTCAAAAGAATGGTATACGCGGCTTTGTATCGTCCTGGTGATAGGGTATGAGGTCTTCTGCAACGCTTCATCCTTTTACGGAGGGCTGACTGGGCTCAATAAGTCCACATTCATAGCGCCAACAAACTTCCTTCACATGGCCACAGGGTTTGCTTTCAATAGTGAATATGAGGCCACAGCACGTATTATATCTGTCTTTATGGCTGCCGGCATTGCATCTTTGGTTGCAGTTCCGAGCATTAAACTGGCAAATAGGTATGTTTAGCCTGGATAATATGCTCAATGACTTGGCAAGTTTTTTTGTCTCAATGGCTGGTAACGGGTTTGATCAAAGTGCAAGCCCATTGCCTGAGTTCCGGCAGCGTAAGCCTCCAAGCATCGAACCTCCCAAAAAGCCACAAAAGAAAGCGGCCGATTTGGAGGACAGCGGATTGTATTCTGATGGTGAAATTGAGGAGATGACGCAGGTAGAGTTTGCTACAAAAGTGGGAGGGGCAAAAACAAAAGCCCAGTTTTTCAGCCAAAAAGCCCAGCCGAAACCAAAAACGGTGATTGACTTTGACGAGGAGGAGAAAGAAATGCATGGTATAACGGCTCGGGAATACGGAGAGATGAAATCCTACACGCCTATGCTAAACGATCTGGAGTTGGCGTCAAAGGTGAAACGAGGTAAAGCGGCTGGAAAGTCTTTGAAGAAAATAGCGGAGGAAATAAGGGAAACGTACCAGACCGTTCGCCACTACTCCGCAGCCCTTGGACGTGCGCAAAACGATTAGTGTTCATTTTGTTCAATTCATGTGTTCACTGATTGATTATCAGTATTTTATTTTAAACAAGACCTGTTCAAGCCAGGTTCAAAAACAAAAAAGCCATGTACCAATTTATGTTCTTTTTAACGCTTATTGGAGCCGCCATTTTTTTCTTCCGGGCATACATTCGGCCACTTTGGAGGGAGAATGATCTGAAACGCCAATACCAGAGTGCGGCCGAGCCAAGGCTCATGTGCCAGGTTGGAGAGGAGGATGACGAGTTTTATGCGCGTGTTGAGCGTGAGCGCCAACGGTTCCGGGAAAGCGGCAATAACTGGGCATTAAAGCAAACACCGGTAATCGCTATGTGGCGCAACCGGGCGTTTACAATCACCTGGTATGGAAAAGAGTACGATTACAGCACCGTCGGTTTGTCACAAATGGATTATCACCGTTTCTGCTTAGAGGCTTACATTCAGCTTTATGAAGTTCACAGCCGGGAAACAGGCCGATTCACGGAGCCTGAGTTTGCGCAGGCTTTTGGGCAGAAACCGTTCACTCAGCAAAACGTCTGGCAAAAAGCAACCCAATGACGTCGGCATTTGTATCTATTGTGGTTTTGCGTTTATTCGTTATGCTAGGGCTTTTCTCCCCGGTGTTCATGATGCGTGGGGGTGACAAGGCGGCAACCAGGAAACGAAAGATTGCAACCACGAAAAGAGCGAAGAAAGCAAGGCCCGCGAAAATTGCGAAACCCAAAAAAGTAAAGCCCGCGAAGGCGAAGAAGGCAAAGCCAATAGTTTACAGCGCCGCAGAATTGAGCGAAATAACTAGGTGGCGAATTGGCCGAGACTTCCCAACGTGGAACCCCGGAGGCCAAATGCCTGAGTAACGTAATACGAATCAGCTATGTCCAGAAAAATAACGGTTTCAGAAATGAGGGAGATTTTAGACATGTGGAGCCTGAGGGCGCACAGGCTTAGGGAATATTGGATGAATGAGCGGGCGCCAATGGCGAGAAGGGCAAGAGCATACGGGCTTTGGGTATTAATGGTCAGGCGTAGCATGAGGCTTTCAAACGCAATAGCTTTGGCACGGCTGCCGAAGTTTACGGGCAAGTTTAAACCCGGAGGCATAACGACAAATACTCCCTGAATATAGGGCGGTACGCCACGAACCGTTAATCGTGGCAAACTGCGCGGTGGAGAAGCTGGTATCTCGTTGGGCTCATAACCCAAAGGCCGCAGGTTCAAGTCCTGCTCGCGCAACAACGCACATAGAGAGGGGGGAGGACGGGAGTGAACGCCCTGCGATGAAAGTAGGTTAAAGCGGTAGCACAGGTTTATAAAGCTATACCTGGGGCAATGTGGACAACGAGTGGTCATCTGCTTCGCTCGTTGTAACGCTAAAAGCAGATGGCCACTAGTAATCAAAGCCTCCCCCAAAAGTGCAAAAAGAGCATGGTTTAAATTTGGTTTTTTTGGGGTTTATTCGCCGCCGGGCCGCGTAAGTGTTCCCGGCGGCATTAGCCCAAAAGCGCAGTAAAAATGAGCGAACAGGATTACATAATTCAAGGCATGACCGAGGCCCAGGAACGGCATGACGAGTCAGCAATTCTTGCCAGGTATCATGCTGGCAGAGATGCCGTACAGCCATATCAGCCGAAGCCGGTAACCGAGGCTCAGAAACAGCCTGACTCAGGTCAGCTTACTCCAAGCCAGGTGCGCATGGTGAAGGTGTTTGGCATTATTGGGTCCCTGACAACGGCTTGGGTTTCGTTTTTGAACGTAGCCGCCACCGGGGCGCTCAATACCGTGTTTCAATGGGGGGCCGGAGCCGTATTCTTTGCAATCGTCATTTCGGAACTGAGGGGAACCGGATCCGCCGGCAGTGAAGCCAGTGGAAAAAGTGGTGGCTGTAGCCAGTATAATCAATATAATCAGTATAACCAGTACAATCAATACAACAACTGCAATGGAACGCCAAACTGAAAACCCGGTTAATCTGGTAGAAGGACTGACCAATGAAATTTTGCGAGTTACCGAAATAGTAACCGAGTACAGAGCTATTCCAAAAGGGGCCGGACACTTGGCGGCCTCATTTATGGAAGACGCAATTCAAAGAGCCAGAAAAGCTCAGTCAAGCGGAGATGTAATACAAATGATATCGGCTTTCCAAGAGCTTAAAGATTTTGAGCTTTGAAGAAGAGCCATAAATTCAACCTGCAAATATTCAGGGAGCCAAAGCGTGACAGCAAAAGCGGGCACGTGTTATACCTTATGGTGCATGTGCCTTGGTTCATATTCTGGAAAATAGGGATAGGCCACGACGCTTTCAAACGAGCAAAGCAGGTTGACCGGGCAATGTTCGGGTTTCCGTTTCCGGTGATGGCGCTTTTAATACCAGGAGCATATTTCGTTGAGCAGACTCTGCATCGGCAGATGTCTTTTTTCAGCGTAAAATTTTACGACGGAGACGGGGCCAGTGAGTGGTTTCTATTTCCGGTGGCTCCAATTGTGTTTCTACTGATGTTGAGTGGATGGCTTGGTTACATAGGGCTGTTTGACTTAATTTACGGAACGGACTTCATGATGTCAACCCTTCATTACATAGCAGATTTTTCCATCAAGCTTTTTTAAAAATTGATCATGTTTATCTACAAGATAAAATTCAGTATCTTTGGCAAAATAATTTCCGCCAGGATTGTTGAAGAGGACGGCGTGAAGGCATGCCAAAAGCTCATAGCTTCAATCTTTAAAAAGCTTGAAATTGAAGACGTTGAAATACTGAACAAAGACGGCTCCCAGGTTGACACCGAAGAGTACATTGCTCAGCAGGTGATAATTATTGAGCGGCTGCTTGAAAAAATAAAAAACGGTTCAAAACAAATTCCGTTCAGCGAAAATTAAGATGCGTGTTATGGCTGGCCTCGGAGCGGTGTGGTTACCAAATTCTCCGGGGCCGCTTTTTTAAAAAGGCATGATTTTTGCATGTGAAACATCGGAAAATGAAGGATGTCAAACGATGAAAAGTCATCGAATTTGTCCCAAGCACTATGACATTTAACCGGACCCCTGCCGAAAAGTCGGCATGGGGTTTTTTTCGTAATTATGAAACACACCACAAAAAGAGTAAAAATCAAAGACCTGGTTTATAACCGCGGTCAACTGGAAGGTTTGCCTGGGAACCCGAGATTTGTCCGGGATGAAAACTTTGAGCTGATGAAGAAGAGCATCCGCGAAACTCCAGGATTGCTGGAGCTTCGCCCTCCAATTGTATACCCTTTGATGGCAGGGGGGCTACTGGTGATAGCCGGGGAAATGCGAAGTAGGGCAGCTCAGTTTGAAGGACACAAAGAAATACCCGTCATAATACTTGACGCAAATGTACCCGTTGAATTTCTGAAAGAAATCACCATAAAAGACAATGCCCATTTTGGAGAATGGGATATGGATGAATTGGCAAACGGGTGGGCGGATGAGGCACTGGGCGACTGGGGGCTGCATGACAGAGCTTGGCACCCATCAAACCTTATGAATGATGAAGATGTTGATTTAACACAAGAGTTTGACCCAATCGGATTGTCCTCCGAAATTCAACGTGTCGTTTTCGTTTTTGACAACGATAAAGAAGCAGACAGGTGGTTACAAAAATGGCCAGAGTTGCAAGTAAAAAAAACGAATGGAGCATGGCAAGTGAATCTAAGTACCCTATATACATAGTCAGTAAGGGACGATCATACAATCCAATGACAAATCAAAAGCACCGAAGAATCAAAAAAGTAACAGTCGCAAAGCAGTCGCAGAAATATGCCAGGACCAGACGGTAAAATAAGACCTGAGGACAACCCAAAGCCGTGGGTGCCAGGGCAATCGGGAAACCCCAAGGGCAGACCCGTAAAAGTGTTTTCAGCGCTCGCAAAAGAGTTCAAAGAGCGGGGCATAGAACGCGCTACCGCCGCCACAGTCGAGGAGGCGTACCAGTACTTGCTTGCGTTGCCGCTTAGCGAGGTCATTGAAATATCCGGAAGCCCAAAAGAGGAGAATGATTACCCGGCGCTTTTACGAATTGCCGCAAAAGAGATGATCGGTAAACGTGGCCTTGATGTGCTAAAAGAAATGCTTGACCGGGCGAACGGAAGGCCACGGCAGGCGATTGATCACACCAGCGGCGGGGAGAAAATTGGCAGCAATCCATTGGACGGGTTACCAGCCGAAAAACTGGAGGAGGTTATAGCGCTACTATACAATGACGGAGCTGAGCAATGAACACGTCATTGAGAAGAAGATCGAGCTATACCGGCAGGGCAGGTACAAGGCGCTCAGGCTTTCAGACAAGCAAATCCAGGCTATGGAAGTGCTGTGCGATGACATTACCGATGAATTGCTTTTTGGTGGCGCGGCAGGCGGTGCTAAGTCATGGTTGGGATGCGAATGGTTACTGTGGAACTGCCTTTCGTACCCTGGCACAAAATGGTTTGTAGGTAGGCATCACCTGACAGAGATCAGGGACACAACAATAGAGACGTTCAAAAAGGTGTGTCGAAAACACAGAATCCCAGACGGCTATTTCAAATACAACGAGGGCACGGTAAAGGTTACTTTTAAGAACGGGTCGGTGATAAAAGGTATTGAGATGATGCAAAGGCCTGGCGACAAGGACTTTGACAGGTTTGGCTCCAGTGAGTACACCGGTGGATGGATTGAAGAGGGAGGCGGAATTGAATACTCAGCCTACGAAGTTGCAGGAACTAGGATAGGACGCCACTGGAATGACAAATACGGTATAAGGGGAAAGCTTTTGATTACAGGCAACCCATCCAGGAACTGGATGTACAGCCTGTTTTATAAACCGGACAAAGATGGGCGCCTGCCAGCATCAAAAAAGTTCATAAAATCACTGCTTGGCGATAACCCTTTCAGGGAGAGTGGATATGAGGAGAAGATGGAAAAATTGACGGGAGCCACCAGGCAAAGGCTGGTATTGGGGAACTGGGACTATGTGGATGACCCGTTGGCGCTGGTTGACCCTGAGGCTATACAGGATTTGTACACGAATGATTTTGTGCAGCCTGATATAAACGACAAGTGTTTGGTTGTTGACGTGGCCATGAGTGGGGGAGACAAATTGAGGGCCGGTGTATTTTACGGCAAAGTGCTGATGGAGCAGAGGTGTATGCCAAAGTCGGGCGGTATGCAAGTTTTCAAATTAATAAAGGAATTGCAGGGGAAGCACGGCATACCTGCTTCAAAGATAATTTATGACGCTGACGGTGTTGGAGCCTTCATTGGGGGAGATGGCGGATTTATCCCGGGTGCAATTCCATTTCACGCTCAGGCGCAGCCGTTTATTATTACAAAATCAACCGGTGCCAGGGATATAGATAAACGGCAGAAAGAGGTGAGCGAATACTCGAGCCTAAAGGACCAGTGCGGCTTCCTGGCGGCGGAGGACATAAATGAAGGCAGAATGTGGGCAAAGTGCGTAACTTCGCAGGAAGATCAGGACATACTGACCAGCGAGTTGTCACACATAAAGAGATCTGAGCAAAACCCTGATGGAAAGCTAAGGTTGATGTCAAAGCAACTGATTGTAACATCGCTAGGTTGGTCACCAGATTTTGCCGACCTATTTATCATGCGAAAATATTTTGACCTCAAAAAACTAGCACAAAAGAAACCTTTTAACCGCCCCCTGAGAGGGGCATAAACTCAGAAATACGATATGATTGATCGTAATGAATCATTGGAGGCGGCCGCCAAATTTTACGAATATGTGATAAGCAGCTCACGAACCGGAGTAAACTCGCCACTGGCCAGGCAAATTAAACAGTCAATCCGACTGGTGTTCGCCAAGGATGGCTTGCAGGCCTTGACGGCTATTGAAACGAAAATTCGCAATTCCAAAGGCGTAACGCCTTCGTTGGTTGGAGTGCCAAAGTCGGAGGTGACAAAAAAGCTGATAGAGGCTCGCAAGGCGCGGCGCGTCTCACCGGATCAGGACAGCGCCTTGGGATTAGCGGATTCAAGGCAAACGGCCTCAATGCTAGAACGGCAGCGCCGGGTGGCAATGAGAGACGTTCCGCAGAACGAGCTGCCGAAATCAAAGCCAGAATTGGAGGGAAACGAAAATGCTGTGGCGGTTAGCACTGATGCCGGCACGAAGCCACTGACGGCAACTGAGGTTCGAGACATCTCCAAGATGGGCGCAAAAGAAATTGTTGCCCAATTTGGCGGTGACCGAATTTTGGCCACATTAAAAGCCATTTCTCCCGGAGAGGAATTTTCTGGCAGCGACCGGCAACTTGCAAATCGCCTCAAATCAATTCTTGTAAAATGATCGTCGTAAAACTGAAAACACCAGCAGGAGAGCCAGTATGCGATATAACTCTTCCGTCATCACCGGCCGAGTTGCCATTAGCCAGATACGTGTCTTTCATGAATGAGGTTGCGAAGATGCAGCTCAAAGGCGCCAATATCGTTATGGTCATGGCAAGAGCGGTGGCCGAGTTCTCGGGTAAGCCGCTTGATGAAATATTGCTGGCCCACTTTGGGCCGGAGTACGCAAGCAACGAAAGCGCTATCGACGGAATACGTGCGCTTTATGGCTGGTGTATTGAAACCATCGGCTCGTATCGCGGTGTACTGAGGAACAAAAAAAACTGTGAGTTTAAACATCACGGTCAAACCTACTCTATACCAACTTTGGTGCTAAAGAGTATGGGAGGGTCAATTTTACCAGACATCGAAACGGCAGAGGCCGTAGAGGCATTTGAGGTGGTCAGGCTGTTCGGAAACTCCATTGAGCAGGCCGCATCAGTTCAAGAGTGTATTGCAGAGATAAGGTCAAGCGGCGAAGAACGGGAGGACTGCATCAAAAGGCTACGTGCCTTGGTGCCTGAATTGGCCGGAGCAAACTTTGACGCTATGACAGACGATCAGTATGCAGAAATTCTGGAAAAGCACGGAGACGATAACGGAAACTTTGTGTTTAGCCGGTACCTACACATGATGGCTATTTTGTGCAGGAAACCGGGCGAAAAGCTACCTTGGAAACCGGCGGAGCGCAAGCGGTTCATAAACGAACGGGCGGCTGAATTTCAAGACATTGACACTGCAACCGGCCTGGACATTGATTTTTTTTTGCTGAGTACATTGGCTGCATTAAAAAAGAACCATCGAACCGTTGGTTCTTTGAGCCTCCGGGCTTTAGAAGCCACGGCGGCGACGAGAAGGCTGAAAGGGAGGCTTATAACAGGTCAGTCCAGCATCAGGAAGATGTCTATAAAAGGATAGGGTGGCGCACGTTGCTGCAATCCGTAATGGATAACAGTTGGTATCACGAAGCTGGTAAAACTCCGGTTGAATGCGCAGCGCGGGCTCCATTTGAAGACGTAGTACGAATAATTTCAGAACAAAATGCAAAACTATGAGCAAGATATTAAAGGCAGCAAGCAACTTGATTACAGCGGCTGACAAATTCAATTCAGAATACCCGAGCGCCTCAGAAACGGTTGAGGAGTTATTCATGCCAGGGTTAAGTGAATATAATAAGGCTTTTCAAAAACTCAGATCGGAGGTTGAAAAGGCTAAAAAGGCAATGGATTCCGGGATGGAGAAATGCTTCACTGAAATATTGAGAGACGTTTTAAAGCGTGACCCTGTGCCGGAAGATGCAAAGCGCTTAACCTTGGCTCAACATCCACAACAGGGTATAGTATTTGATATTGTTTACTCTGTTTATTACGGTGATAACTTGATACCGCTTGGGCTTATTAAGCAATCAGTTTCCGAAACGAAGTTTATCCCAAATGAGCCATTACTTAAACCCGAGTTTTTAATACCAAAGCAATGAACGCTACCAAACTTGACTTTTTGACTGCGCTCAAGCAGGCCGTAATGTTCAGCCCTGAATCTGCGGATGGCGCCTGCCACCAATTACAGACATTTAAGGTGCTGGAGCATGGAGGGGGTGGCGCGATACGGGCCTCAAACTTTGGCGGAACGGTATGCGACAAAGGCAAGCCTTTTTTTTGGTCCAGGCTGTGGCACAACAACAAGTACAACCCGAACGGTATCGGCTTTGAGTTCCCGGCATTGGTAGTTTTGGAAACAAATTACACCGTTGACAGGCCGATGGCAAAGGCCAATGTAAGGTCTTATACGTTCAATATATCGGTGATGGATAAATACGTTGAAACCAAGGGGCCGAAAGGCTGCGAAGGTTGTAACGGGCGCACTATCAACGATATATATGAAGACACGGAGGCATTGCTGTTTCAGGCTCTTCACTTTGTTTCAAAAACAACGTATGCGGAACTATCAAACGGAGACAAGGGGCAATACAACCGTGACATGCTTGACGCATGGGTTACGCTGGGATATATCACCGGGTACACAGCCACCAAATCAATAGGGTCTATTATGGAGGCATCCGTTAAAAACTCACCGGCTTACAAAGCATCAATTCCGGCAGAGGGGCTTTACGGCAACTCAATAACCATCACCGTTGACCTACCGGTTTGTGACGAAACCGTATGGAATTTTGAAAAACTACCCGACTTTGGCGTATTGAGCCATGAGGCAGGGTGTACAACTTGCGGATAATGGACAACAAAAACAGATAGATTCATTGAACGCATATCTTTCAATCTCGACTAAAAAATGAAGTGTCCGCTACAAACAACACACGCAGTTTTCAAAGCCGCAAGTCTTGACACGAATTGGGAAGTCAGTCCAAACGGAGATATTACATGCTCATACTGCGGACCATGGCACCAAAGGCAGTTTATGGCCTTTCTGAGCGATGTAATTCACCAGGATGACTATAATATCAGGATTGAAATTGCCGACGGAGGTAACAAAGTTTATATTCACCGTCCTGGGAAGATGTCTGCCAGCGAAGGGGCCATAAAGTGTTACCTGGAGCATGTGAAGCAGTATATTATTGACAAAAGGCTTGATATGGAAAAGGCCGACAATAAAATGAACAAAGCGATTGAGATTTCAAAAGCCAAATTTGCCAGGTACATGGCTGAAATAGGGAAAAAATGACAGATGCAATAGCCGCCATATCAAAGGCGCTGGAAAGCGCAATGAAAGTTCTGCAGCGTGATCTTCGCGCTGAGCTTCGTGCGCAAGGCCATTACAGTACGGGGCGGCTGCATGATTCAATTGCCTTTGAAATTAAGCCTGGAGTTGACGTGGTAACGGCATTTGTTGAGTGCGAAGACTATGGGCTGGCAATGGAGTTTGGAGTGCCGGCCGGTAAAATCCCATTTAACCCAGGCAGCGGTGCCGGAAGTAGTCAATACATTCAAGGCCTGATAACATTTTTTGAACGTAAAGGATTGCAGGGGCGCGATGCGATCAGCGCCGCATTTGCAACGGCAAATACTCAGCGTAGAACTGGAATGCCAACCCCAGGCAGTTACAGGTTCAGCTCAAACGGTGACAGGCTTGGCTTCGCGTCAAAGACGCTTGAGCGAGACCTGGAAGTAATTGGCAGAATACTGGAGGAGCAAACCGGGGCATACCTGGAGGTGAATATCAGCAGCAAATTTGATAAATCCACGCAAGTGGAAGTGTTCACCCTTTACTCATAAGCAATCATGGGGCAGACGATTTTATTCAAGTTTACGGCTGAGGACATTGGCGTTGCGAAAGCACAGGACAGCATAAAGGACCGGATAAAGGCTATAAATAAAGAAATTAAAGAGGCCAAAAATCTCGGCAACCCGTATGACAAGCTTTTGGCTGAAAGCGTGAAACTCAACCGCGAAACAGCCGAATTGCGAAACCAGCAAAAGGCGCTCAACCGCGAGTTTCAGGCAACGAAATTACCAACCGACAGTTTGGCCGGAATGAGGCTGGAATACAGCCGCCTGATAGATAAGGTAAAGGAGCTATCAGCGGCGGAGCGGGCTACACCCGCCGGTAAATTACTGATTAAAAATGCTGCCGATGTAAGGGCCGAGATCAGTGGGCTTGAGGCCACACTTGGCCGCTTTACAAACAATGTTGGTAATTACAAAAGTGGGCTCGCAAATATAGGCAACGTACTAACCGGTGGCCTCCTTGCCGGGGGGGTCATTGCGGGGATTGCCTCCATTGGCCAGAAAGTTGTGTCGGTAAATGCCACCGTATCCGACAGTATTGCCGATGTGGCAAAGGCCGCAAATGCCTCAATTGAGTTTGTTGACCGATTGGAGCAAAAACTCGAAGGCCGAAATACGAGAACGTCAATCGTTGATCAGCTTGGTATTGCCGAGATAGGTGGCAAGCTTGGTGTTGCCGAGCAAGACTTATTTTCCTTTGTGGAGTCGGTAGACGTGGTTAATGTTGCCCTTGGAGACCAATTTGGCGGCTCCGTTGAGCAAACCACCGATGTTATTGGCAAGCTGAGGAACGTCCTAAAGGATATAAAGACCGATGACATAGGAAAGGACATCACCGGTATCGGTAATGCGCTAAACTTCCTGGAGGCTCAGGGCGTTGCCAGCGCTGGCTCCATTGCCGACTTTGCAGGAAGGATAGGAGGTGTGGGCTCAACTTTGGGGGTTTCGGCTGGCCAAATTTTGGGCGTTTCGGCCACTCTTGACGAGCTTTCGGTAAATGCAGAGCGCGGGTCATCCGGTTTCATAAGAATATTACAGCGCGTAGCCGCCGCCCCTGAGGCATTTGCCGACGCTGCAGACGTTTCAACCAGCGATTTCAAAAAGCTCGTAAATGAAGACCTGTTTGGAGCGGTTCAATTGTTTATCACAAAGCTCAATGACCGTGGCCTGAGCAACACTGAGTTGCAAACCACATTAAAAGATTTGAAGTTGAATGGAGTTGGAACTGCTGAGGTGGTCAGTAAGCTGGGGCAGAACATGGAACTTCTTTCGACCAGAGTTGGTCAGGCGACTAAAACAGTAAAAGAATCTTCCAGCGTTACACAGGAGTTTGAAAAGAAAAACCAGACGCTTGGCGCTTCGCTTGAACAGGTATCAACTTCATTTACCGAACTTTTAACGAACAGCTCAATAGGCGGCGGGCTATCCAGGCTGTTTTCATCGCTTGCAGACGGCATTGATTCAATTGCTAATGCTTCTGACAAGCTATTTGACTTCTCAGCGGCATCCACAGGGGCAAGCACCGCCGCTTCAATATTGGCCGCGTCGGCTGAAATGGCAGCCTCTGAGATAAACAAGGAGAGCATTTCCACAGAAAAGAATTTCAATATTTTACGCAATGGTGAGGCAACGCAGGAGCAACGCAACCAGGCGGTTTCAGACCTTGTAAAACTATACCCCTCTTTGCTGAATAATCAGCAGCTTGAGGCCGCAAACGTAACTCAGTTAAATGGGTTACAGCAACTTGCAACCGACACGCTTAGAACGCAAATTACAGAGCGGCTAAAACTTCGTGCTAAGGAGCAAATTGAAATTGAGCGGCAGCAAAAGCAACTTCGGCTGATTGAGCTTGAGGCCACTCCTGACCGTGCGCTGTTGGGGTCTCTTACCGCCGGGGAAACATTAAGAAACTTTGGCACAATCGACCCTAAAAAATTGCGCTCCTCATTAACGGCGCAATTCAAAGCCGATATTGCACAGCTTGACGCGGCAAGCGCAAACGTTGATCAGCAGTTTAGACGCCTGGCTGTAAGTGCCGAGGACAACCTTAGCGCTGCCGAGCAAGATGCTTTGGACCTATTTAGGCAATTTAATGAGGGAGGCAGAACGGCAACGAAATCCCTTGAAAAAACGAAGACAGCGATTGACGACATTGGAGCCGGGTCAGGAAAGAGTAAAGGCAAGAGCAAGGATAAAAAGGCCGCTGAGGGAAGCCTCGACTTCCTTGAAAAGCAGTACCGGGAATTGCAAGATAAAATTTCGGCAACACCAGTAGACAGCCCACTACTTGAGGGGCTTATCAAAAAGTCTGAAGACACATCTCAAAAAATTCAGTCCCTCAAAAACATCATTGAGGGGATTAGGAACCCAACAACGGCACCTACCGACGAGCAAATGGCGCTGGAATTGGCCACCGGTATTGATCCAGAGGCGGCGCTGAAACAGGCTCAAAAATTGCGTGATCAGCTTGGCGCCCAGCTTGGCGGTGGTGTCGGAGCGCCGGAAACATTTGACCCGGTGGCAGAAAGGGCCGCAAAAATGGACCAGGCGGAAGCGGAACGGCAGAAAAAAAGAACGGAAGCACAAATTGAAGAGAACAAAAAGCTGAATGATGCGATAGAGCAGGCGGCGATCGATTCTGCCAGCAACATAGCCGATTCCATATTTCAAATAAAGCAAAACTCCCTTGAGCGGGAGTTGAACGCTAAATTGACTGCTCTTGATGCAGAAGAGGCAAAAGCCCTGGAGAATGCCCAGGGTAATGCGGCACAGGAGGCAAAGATCAAAAAGGACTTTGACGCGAAGCGAAAAGCTATTGAAAAGAAAGCGGCAGAGGAGCGCAAGCAGTTGGCGATAAAGGAGGCGCTGATCAACATTGCCTTATCGGTAACAAAGGCGCTGACCGGTGGAATACCGCCTTTTAACTTTATTCTTGCAGGTGCCGCTACGGTAGCAGGTCTTGCCCAGTTGGCCGTGATAAACTCACAGGAGTTTGCACATGGCGGTAAAGTAAAACGGCTTGGCACAGGCAAAATTACGGAGCGGCAAAATGCCCCTCGCACCAAAAATGGAGATACCGTTTTGGCTTATGTAAAGCCTGGAGAAATGGTGTTGAACGAGCAGCAGCAAAGCAGAATAGCCGCAATTTCCGGCAAAGACATTTTCAAAAAGGCCGGTGTTCCAGGGGCCGGAACGGGCAGCGCAGTTCCTTTCTTTGCCTCCGGCGGAGTGGTTGACTTTGTGCCGCAGGCAACAATATCTTCACCGGCTTCCGGGTCGGCAACATCTATAAAGGCCAGCGCGGCGTTCAGCGATGATCAGGTGGCGGAAATAGGTAGCCGTCTTGCCTCAACGATAGCAACTACAGTAGCGTCAGAGTTAAAAGTGGCCCTTAGTGAAGGGCTTGGCGATGCAAACCGCCGATTAGAACGTGAAGCGGCGGCTGCCGAAAACAGACAAGGTTAAAAGCAATAATATGGCACTTACAATAAGTTCAGAACCAACAGTAACGCCGGTGCCAACGCCGGTATCGGATTGCCTTGAATGGTGCTTTGAGGCCGCCTCGGCAGACGTTATGAGTACAGTTGGAACTCATGCGGAAATAGAAATAATTTTCCCGACCACGCCCACGATACCCGCAAATGGAACGGAGTTTACAATTTGGGGTCATACTTTCACGGTAAACAACGTGGCGCCATTCACGGAGTCAAGTTTTCAAGTCACATCCTCGGGGTCAATAACGGGTACTTATTTCAGGGCCATGCTAAAGGCCAACTTTTTCTTTGCGGAAAAAACAAGGGTAGCCATAGGTGGAAACTCAAAGGAAACCCTGATTACCTGGAATGAGTGCGGTGAGCAGGATAATTTCACAGGTGCGGCAATGGACTTGGCTGCGCTGACCGGAGCCGGTGCTACGACGTCGGTAGTAAACGGCACTACCGCGGTATTTGTGCCGGGATATATGGCACAGGTGAGACTTTTAAAAGCGGACAGCACGGGAGATTATTTACCAATAACACAATTTGAGGGGTTTGTACCGAGGTCAAATTGTGACACGGTTGATAGTATTTGCGTTGATTACATGAAAGACGCCAAAAGAACGCTGTTTACACCGATGCCCGACTTATCTCTTACAAGCTTCATTGACCCTGAGATTACAACCATGCTTGGACAGTTTAAGGTACAGTATGGTCACACGTACAGAGACGCAAACTGCGTGGCGAAAAGCGGAGTATTTGCGGAAAGCTCAGTTGTATATGTGATGGACACCGTTTTTGAGCCGGAGGAGAATCTTGGCATGCGTAGGTACATTTACGACCATCCAGATAACATTGCAATGGGTGGATCGCAGCCTGCGCTTTCGCCTCAGTTTCTTACAAACAAGCCGCAACGCTTGGCGCTAGGTCCAAATTCATTCGCTTGGCTATGGCTGGCGGCGGGTTATCAAAGCCTTGCGCCCACAAATATTGTTGTTCGTACAAATGTTGTGTATAAAAACGGGACCTCAGCATTTGTAGATGAAAACCACGACCCGCTACTGGCATACCAAGTGCATTGCTTTAATGTAAGCCCTGGACGGTTGCTAAGCCTGTTTGGGCTTGTTGACCTGTCAACGGTGAGCCACTACTTTATTCGGGCAACTGCAGACGGAGGAGACGCGGTTGGTTGGGATACCTATTTTTCAATAGAAGATGCCTGCGAGGGCTTGGTAGACGTTTATTTCAAAACGCCTCCCGGAGGCATAGGAACTATTTTGTGTGAAATAATTGAGCGCGAAATAATTCAGGAGGGAACCGAAATATGCCTGAACACGCCATGCTCAACCGGCAGTTTGGAGTCGGCCAAATATTCTGGGCGCATGCTTTCACAGCTGAGATCTTACGAGAAGGTCACACTTCGCGCACGGCGTAATTTCTCCAATGAGGAGGTTGCGTATTTTAAGAGTATGAAGGCAAGCCCAGAGCGCTGGATACAATGGCCAGAAACCGGGGAAACCGGAGGTTACATTGCCAAGAAATTGATTGTTGATACTGGAGGGGTAAAAATTATGCAGTCAGGTGATTACATAGACCTGATTATCACAGGGTCGATGCAGGACTTATCAATACAAACACCAAGACGCGTATAATGGCAAGCGGAACGCAAATTTTAGTCAAGCTCACCCCAGAGGGCAGCGCAATACTTGGAGGTGATGAATGGGCCACCTTGGACCTTACGCCTGGATTTTCCCCAAGGCTGAGTAAAGATGTTAATGCGTTGAATGATGTCAACAAGTTAATCACCGATGGCATGCTTGAGTTCTCGGTACCGTTCTCAACGACGAACGACGCGGCTTTTATACAGATGGGCAGCCCGAGCATTACTGACAATTTTGATAATGGCATTGAGGCCAGAATAGTAGTTGATGGCCATGAGCTGGATTTTGAGCGGATATGGATTCGGGCAAAAAACCAGACATCAAAAACATGGGATATAGAGGTGAGACGGGCGCCAACGCACTGGATAGAATTGGCGTCGCAAAAAAAGCTCTGTGACATAGATTGCGGAGATATCACCCTTGACGCTACCCAGGTTGCGAACGGATGGGCGTCTCAGCAGTACGTTGAGGGAGAGAACGTTGAGAGGTGGATACCTGTAGATTATGGGGGGTGGGTTGACCTTGCCGAAAGGGATAACTTCACCGACCCTCCGGTGAAAGAAATGTGGCTTGAAGACTTGCGCCCTTGGATCAGCAAGGTGTTCCTGCTAAAGCAAGGATTCTGCGAAATTGGATGGACGCTGCAGGGGCAGTTGCTCAACACCGCATGGGCACTGTCTCAGTTTGACTACCTACTTGCCAGGGACTTTTATACCCACAGTAAAGGTGGGCTGCACAAAATAATACTTCACAGCCCGGATTTTGAACTGAACCCGAACTCAGTAACGCCGACTCCAATGGCGTTCAGCCAGGTGCAGTACGATCCTGGAACAAACGAGGTGTTGATAACGACCGGTATTTGGGCCGGAGCAATCGTAAATAATTTACCATTTAAGGCGCGTTACAAATTCAGGTTCTCCGGGTCGCTTGAAAATACAACTGGGTCGGCTACAGACTTTGGTATAGGCATTGGTGAGTTTGACAATAGTACCCCAAGCTTGCTAAGCGGGCTTATGTTCTACGACACTACGTTTACGCTTGGCGCCTCAGAGGTTCTACCAGTAAGCATAGAACAGGACATTGATTTGGACGTTGGGCAGTCAGCAACATTTGTGCTTGGAGCATCTACTGACGTAATTGTTAAAATGGGCGCAAGGGTGATTATTGAACCGGCCAATAAAAGCTTGGTCAGAGGAGATGTTGTTGCGCTGAGCGACCTGATCAATTGTGAGTGGTATTTCCTTGACTACTTCAAAGGCTTTGTTCATGAAGCCGGGGCCAGGATTGAAACCGATAGAGCAAACCGCACTGTCACCATTCATCCATACCGTACCACTGATGTGAGTGGAGACAGCGTACCAGGGTTTATTCAGGACTCAGAACCGCCAATAGATTTGGACGGAAAAATAATTTGCGACTCAATAAAGGAGACAAAGGTTAAAAATGAGCTGAAACGGTACAGCCGTCTATCATTTTCCGACACAACAGACGCTTACATAGAAGGCCTGAAACTCCCAGACCCTCCATACAGCCGGAAGGTTTTAAACTCTATTGAGCTTGCCGACGAGATTCAGGAGCTTAAAAACCCGTTTTTTGAGCCAACGTTGGAGGGTAGGCCCGATGAGCTGAGGAGGAGGCTTGCGATCACAAAGAAGTACAGGCCCGCCCCGTACCTTCCACGGTTATGGGACAATACGGACGGTGATAGAAGTTTCAAAATTGGCCCGCGTACACTGATGTTTTACGGCGAAGTAGGGCAGCTTGATGAAAAGGAAAACGACTTTACATATTTTTATTTTGAGGGAAATGTCACGTCGGTTTTTGCGTATGCGTCTCAAAAACCAACCCTTCCATTTCACCCTGACGCACTGCCGGCATTGGATGGAACGGTAATTTATGGCACAGGTGACAGTGACTTGTATGTCACATTTTACCTTGGGTCTCTTCAAAAGCAAAAAAGGGGCCGCTACATTGACCTACTGGCCATGATCGACCAGAACCAATATAACGCATGGAATTTCAGGGTGCCGTTTGCATTTACCTACGAGGGCAGACCGGTTAGGGCTTACGGAGAAAAGATCAGCGACTTTGCCCCAGGGCTGGAGCTTTCAACGCCAATGAGATTTTTTGTAGAACCCGCCGACACGTCATGCTGTGACCTACCATGCAGCTGCCGGTTTACGGAGTGCGATTACTACCAGGACTTTGGGCAATATATAACCCAGGACACGCTGGATGACTTGAGTATTACGTCATTTAAGATCAACCAAATAGAGCAGCTGGACAGCCCCGTTGGGCTTGGAATTATAAACATTGTTGAAATAGCCGGGAAGCAATTTGTCACAAACCTGATTGATGCGCTGAATGGAATTGGCGCCGACTACTTCACATTCAACATATCAACGAAGGACTACGCAAGTAAGCCTGACCAAAGGTTTTTTAAAATAAAACGTCCTGCGTGTTGGTCATTTGAAATTATAATCAGCGACGGCGTTGGGGAGGTGTACAGGTACCGGGATTACGATATGGCCCAGAAATGGTTTGATGTAACATGGGAGCCGATGGGATACGGCGCCGACCCGGTAAGCGAGCCGCAGGATTGCGTTACAACAATTGAGTATTAAAGCAGCGTAAAAATGGGAAATACAATTGAGCATCGAATTAATTTGGCATTGCCAACGCTAACTACGGGTCAGCTCCGGGAGCTTAATAACGGAGCTACTTGGCACGAAAGAAACGGAAGATTAGGCTTGATGTCCAATTGCGGGTGGTTTACTCCTGTTGAACCCATAAGGATTTTGTTGCCCAAAAAAACAGGGAGGGACATAAAAAATCAAATGGTAAAATTTGTAAAGGCGATAAACAAACTGGCAAAGCAGGATGACATGATGGCCGCTTGCATTAAAGAGGTGTTTTACGATAAAAGCAAGTAATGACGAAATGAAACAAAAGCGTAAGCTGCCCAAAATTGAATTTGCTATTTTCCACAGAGGAAACTGGTTTGATCAACCCGTTAACGCTGATTTGGATTTCATTCCAAGGCCAGGAGACAAAATTTCAATAGAATCATTTTTCCCAAAATTCATTACTGATGATTGGGAAAAGGAATTTGGAATTAGCCCTTACGGTCAAGTCTATGAAGTTGTTCTTTCAGCGAACAAAGTTGAGGTTAACATTAAAGCAGATTGGAACGAATGACATACTCAAAGCACAACGCAAACTATTTTCAAGAGTGGATTAGGTTTCGGCAGCTTCACCCATTTAACCGTGAACCTTTTATGCCAAATGCCGATAATTATAAGCGTTGGAACCGCATGAATGTTAATGCTATGTCTGTGAAAGCAAGCCTAGAAAACCTGCCAAAAATTACGGTAGACAATAGCCTGATTTTGAAAATAAGAGAAATTTACCGAGTGACCAAGTTTGAAGAGTTCCCAGGCAGTACACAGGTTATGTACAACACTATTGCTAGGTGCTTCCCCAGAGCCCAGGTTTACGCATGCGGGTCCAGGGTACGCGGTGATTATGTTGATGCGTATGGAGTGCGCAGCGCTGAACGTCAAGTAGAGATAGCGCGGGCGAAGGCAGGGTTGAAACACCGTAGAATGAGTGACTACGACTTTTGGGTTGAGCCTGGAGCTGAAATGGTTGGGGCGTTGCCAGAATCCGCCGACAGGTGCCGCCTGAGGATACCGGAAAATGAAAAAGTTGCTATTCCAATTTATATGCCATGAGCGAAGCATGGGATTTTACCAAACTGCCGGATTCGGAACATGGCAATGTAATTGCTGCGTATGACACCGGTAATATTCGGGAGCTGATATCTATTCACGACCGATATCAGCTGAGCAGTCACTCGTATTGCTGCGATCACACAGGCCTGTTGGCCTGGTTTAAATCAGGTATTGAAAATGGATCAATCAGTAAAAGATCGGGTAAGGAAGTGGCTCAACTCGTGGATTGACATAACACATGAGCTATATGGCATAAGTCAAGGAACGGCACGTTGCACAATTGCAATACCGGGTGATATAGCCATGCAATTGTGCAACGCCGGCATAATTGAACAAAAGCAAGATTACTACCGGTATCAGGCCGGTGAGTATTGGATTGACGTAAACCCGACCATTGGTAACCAGGTCAGTATTTCTATCTTACGATGAACGAAAGGAAAAGATTTGAGACAAGATGCCTGGAGCTTTACTGCATGTTTGGGGAAAAGGCAGAATCATTTGAAACATTGCCCGAACCTTTCAGGGAATTCGTTGAGATTATCGGGTACACCAGGGTTTGCAGCCTTATGGTGAAATATGACCTAAACCGTGGACGTAGCGAAAACGCGGTAGCGCTGAAATATGGAATTACACGTGACGAGGTCCGCGGTATAAAGGGAACCCGCAGGAATAGGCACCGCCGCAAAGGTGGGGAAGTGTCCCCAGCAACAACTCCAAGCGGGGCATAAAATATGTAGTTCGGCTTCACCTTTGCTACACACAAGCAATGGGCGAGCTGCAATCCATAAACAACTACGAAAACAGGGGCATTGAAAAGCTCCTGTCAATGAGCGACCTTCTTATCGAAGAGTCGTTCGGATTCCGCTGCTTAAACCAGTATTTGTCTGACCTGGAGGCATTGCGCTCAGGCATTCCTTACTCCCATCTTGGAATTTCGGAGCGTAGAGATCGATCACGCCCTATGCTTCTTGTTGGAGCCAGCGAGAAGGACGCAAAAATTGTAACAAGCCCCTGGCTGATACGAAATTCAGACAAAACACCCACCGATTCTATTGCACTGTTGCGTCTTGAGGGCGTAATGTCGTCAACCGACGGGAACAGCAGCTACGGCGTGCAATACCAAGCCGATCTTCTGCGAACGGCTTACCAAAACCCAAACATTGCCGGTATTATTCTGGAAATTAACAGCGGAGGAGGAGAGGTGATTGCCATGAATATACTGACATCGGCGCTCAGAGAGCGCAACAAGCCAGTTATTTCATTTGCGCACTTGGCAGCTTCCGCCGCTTACGGTGCCGCAGCGGCAACTGACGAAGTAATTGCTTCCGACCCTATGGTTGAGGTGGGAAGTATTGGCGCCATGATCAATGTCAATACCGAATTCCTTTCATTCTACAAAGCCAATTTCAAGAGCTTTTACGGTAAGGATGCCCCAAATAAGAATAAGCACCTGAGGGAGGCAATCAAGGAAAACTACGACCCAATGCAGGAGGCGGCGGACGCTGCAACAACAAAATTTCACGAATTCATAAAAGGCGCTCGGCAGTTAAAAGGCGGAGAGTCGTACCAATCACATACCCTTAGCGGCGAAATGTTTGCCGCTGATGAAGCCAAGCGGCGTGGACTTATTGACGGCATAGGCAACCTGTCTTATGCTGCCAAACGGACTATGTCATGGTCAAAAAAGTACAAACAAAATAAAGCATGAAATTCTACTCTGAAATCATGGCCCTTGCTGCCCGGTTCTTTGGGCTTACAGCCGACGCAACCGAAAGCGAAGTACACCAAGCACTCACCGAGGCCACCACTTACGAGGAGCTGAAGGCCAAAGCCACTGCGGAAGCCGGTGTTACGCTCGAAAAAGTGAATGAAATCACTGGGAGCCTGGAAACGCTGAACAAGCAGGTGGCCGATATGCAGGCCGAAAATGAAGGCAAATCCGAACAGATCACAGCGCTTGACACAAAGGTGAATGACCTGACTGCAGCGCTGAGCGAAAAGGACAAAACGATTGAGGCGCAAAAAGCCGAGATAGAAAGCCTGAGCGGAAGATTGGCCGAGTACAAAGTAAAAGGGAAAGCACCAGGTACCGGTGATTCACCAGCGCCAAATGATCAGGGCCTGCCGGTTCGAGAAAAAGCGGCAACCTCCAGACAGGTTGTCAGCAATGAGCAATTCCAATCCATGTTCAATTAATAAATCCCAGGAAAGGGAGCATAAATAAAACACCATGATTGATGTACCAATGGGTGCCTTCGGGTTTGACCCAAGCGGCGAGGCCGTAACAATTGACAGCAATGCAGCCGGTAACTTTATCCGTGTTAAATCGGGCCCGTGGCTCAATATCTTCCGCCGAATGGGCGTCATCAATGGCGACATCACGAAGAACGAGCTGGGGCTTTACAGCCACCTTATCGTAGACGGTGAGGGTAAAGCGAAATTCATCTCGCAGCAACCTGCATACCACCTGTTCCGTCCGCGACAAAACGGATGTGTGTGGAACCCAAGCGGCCGTATCAGAAACGGCATTGTTGAGGTCGATACCTGCCCTATCGAGTATCAGGGTGAAGAGTGCCCAGACGCATACTGGAACTCCTGTATGGAAGCTCTGTATGGCCCAGGCAATGAAGTGCGCGACATTTACAGCTCTCCCGAGCTGCAGAAAATCTTTGCGCAAACCCTCCAAACGCTGGCTACAGGCCTGGCAAATTCCTTCCATGAACTGGTGCACTTCGGCCTGCACCCGTCTATCATTGACGCGGACACGGCTGATACATTCTTGGTCGATGACGAACGTTGGGCAGACTTTTACGCCCAAATGATCGGCAGCGATAGCCGTCCGAATAACTGCTCAGGCATTGTAACGCTGCTGGACGCTTTGGCCGACCAGGGAGAGCAGGGCTACGACATCGAAATCCCAGACGCCGACATCGACAGCTCAAACAACTACACCGGTGACATCATTGCTCTATTCGAGCAAGTTATCAATCGGGCAAAAACTGAGCTTCGCACGATGGCCAAACGTGGTATCGGCTCCGGTGCCGGTAAACGTTACCCAATCCTGATGGTTACCACTCCCGAGTTCCGTGCGTATGAAGACTGGCTTACGGCCAACTTCGTGAACAGCGTAAGCATGACCAACTACGTGCTTACCGGAACCGACGGTACCACCCGCATGCTCCCAGGTGTTCTCACCTACAAAGGCATTCCAGTTGTGGAATGGGATGAAAGCTCAGTTTTTGACGAGATCGTTGGTACACACAGCCACCGCGTAGCGTTGGTTGCACCTGGAACCTTTGGTGTTGCAACCGATGTGCGCAACATCAAGGATTCTTACAACCCAGGCACCGGTCTTGAGATCGTTCAGCGTATGGGCGGAGGATCAGGCTTCATGGGAAAAATCTACATGACTACCACCCTGCGCTGGGGTACCGCATTGGCGGACAAAGATTTTGTCGTGTATGCCCGGAATCTGGCGCCAAGCGCGGTAGTGTAAACCAATCAAAAGCACAAACGGGTCGCAAGACCGCAAATTAATAAAATATGGCATGTGCATTAGTAGCGCTGGATTCGACGAGCGGCTGCCCGGATAACGAAGGTGGGCTGCAACATTCTTATGTTTGCAAACTGTCCGACATCACGGCAATCACAGTTACATCAGGGGTCATCAGCGCAATAACGATGTCAACTACCGGTCTGATCAAGAAACTGGTTTACGACAAGAACGAGACAAGTTACTTCAACCAGGTAGGCGAGCGCACAAATGACACCGGCGCGTTGAAATACTCGGCTGAGGCTCTTATGTCATTCGGCGGTATGTCAAGCACATACAAGTCGTTTGCCGATGACATGGGCGACTGCTGCAAGCTTGTGTTTTTTCACGTCCTTCAAAACGGCAGCATTGTTGTCCAGGGAATTGAGATTGACACCGGCGCAACCGGAAACTTCACCGGCACCAAAGTTCGGGACACCAAAATCACTCCTACGCAAAACAGCGGAACGAGTGCAGAGGAGGCCGCGCTTCAAATCATCGTGCGTGGCCGGTCCAAGAAAATGGCACCGTTCACCAGCTTAACCCAGGCGGCGATCGAAGCGCTGTAACGACTATGAAATATCGGGTTAAAAAGCAGTTTTCCTGGAATGAGGAATTGGTGACCACGGTTAACGGTAAAGCGGTAGCTTTAGTCAAAGACCTACAAATAAAGGTGCCAGATTCTCAGAGTGGACCGGGGAAAACGCGAGTAATAAAGCTTGCCACCCAGGCTGAAATGGAGCAAATGTTCAAGGACGGGAACCCGGTTATTGAACAATACGAGGATCAGCCTGATAAATAACACCAATCTATGTCAACGTCTAATTTGTCAAACGGCTGTTGCCCGGACCCATCTCCTGCTCCGCACCCGTTTGACAAAGACCGGGGGCGGGGAGAACGTTCTTTGACCATATTTGAGGCAAGAAACCCACTGCCGGAGCAAATAACGGATACAGGTAAAGTTTCAAAAATTTTTGAAACTTTAAAGCTTGTTCCTTACGCCGGAGCGGAAAAGAGAACTGGGCACAAACTGCTGCAGTTTTACATGGATTTGGCCAGGCTGTCCCCCACGCATGCGGCATGTATTGAAAAAATAAAGACGTATGTTGTAGGCAGTAAGGCCATGTTTGAAAGAGCGGAAGACCCTGAGTATGAAACTGGGACGGAAGAAAAGCCAATGACTTTGCAGGAAAGCACACGGTACATGCAGGCTTTGAAGGACGTTGTTATGTTTGAGGGCGGGGTTTGCGACTATCACAAACAGGTTTTGCAGTCATCAAAGGAAAGCGGAGACGCGTTTGTTGAGGTGACAATCAGCACGGTAAATGGTCGTACAAAAGCATACCCGAAACCATTGAAACGGGAAATGGTGCTTTACAAGGCAACAAAGCCCGGAGAGCAGAGGGCGGTAGCAATATCGCCATCGTGGGATCAGGTATTTTTGAAAGCAAACCCTCCAAGAATACTGCCATGCTACGTGCCAAATGGTGAGCAGATTGATTCTGTTTTTGTTGAACAAAATGGAGTATTAAGGGCGGTATTTCATTACAAAATCGGGAACGGATATTGGTATGGCAGGCCGGACAGTCAGGGCGCCGACATTTATAAGTACCGAGAAATGCAGGACTCGATTTATGTTACAAAGCAGAGCGGCAGCAACTTCCTGGGGCAAGTATTCATCGAAGTAGAAGACGATGATCCGGTGAGCGGATCAGCTATTGACGATGAGGCGGCCAAAAGAAGTGGATTCAGCAACTTTGCAAACAGGATTGAGGAGAATTATACAATGCGAGGAGAAGACCCTCAAAGCGTGTTTGTAAGTGCAAGGCCAATAGGATCACGGCCAATGTCTGTTCACCAGATAAAACCTAATACCAATGAAAATTGGTATAAGGTAACCGGAGAGATCAACGAGCAGAAAATTGTAAGGTCGCATAATTTGACTCTTCGATTCATGGGATTTGATGTTTCAAACGGCTTTGCAACTGACGCGTTTATTTCCGATTACGTGATGAATGTTGAGCCTGTTATAAATGACCTGAGGCATGGGCTTATGGCTTTCACGAACGCAATACTGACGCATGTTTGGTCAGAGGCAGGAATGGAAGAAATGAATCAATACAGCATTACTTTTGAAAGCCCAATCAAAGGGCGAATTGAAGAATACAAGCAGTCACAGCTGCCACTACAGCAACCACAGCAACCACAGCAACAGGATGCCAACTCAACTGATAACACCGTATGAAGTTGTGATGTACAGCCCGGCGGGTAAGGATTACCCGACAGACTGGATTTGCAAGCTTATACCAGCAATTGAGGAGGAATACGGCTATGAGTGCCTTGGAGAGACCCTTTACAAATGGCTGATGGATAACGTGGTAACACCGCCAAGCGATGCAGTTGAATGGGAGTGCGGAAAGTCATACGAAACCGGAGAGTACATAATCAGGAATGGGTGCCTGTTTTATTCTATCTCAGACATGAATGTCACAGACCCGGCAAATGACGAAAGCGAAGGCTGGGAGGTTGCTAAACGCTTTGGAACGAACACATGCGCAAATGATTTCTGGCAGCTTCACCTGCGAAATATTCTTGCCTTAAAAGTGTTCGTGCGTAGTGTAGGCGTTACGACGAGAAAAGCCGGACCAAATGGGCTGACCGTCCTTGAGGGAGGAGGAAGTTTTGGAAACCAGGGATTTAAGACTGGATCAAAAAACGAACTCTCCGACTACAAAAATGACATTCTGGCCGAAATTGAAACGGCAACCAGGAATATGATCAGATGGGTTAACAGAACGGTACGGGATGACCAGAATTGTGACGTTCCGCTTTCAACCATGTTGCTATGCCAAACAAATAACTGTCAACCAACAACCCGATCAGTAAGACGATGGGGATTCAGATACTGATGAACCTATTTGAACAAGCATTGAAAGTCGCGGCAAAAAATCTCATTGTCGTAGACACCGTTAAGCCTGAAATCGCCTCAAAGCGATACGCGGTTTGCTTAAAATGTGAATACAGAGATGCCGAGCTGGATAAATGTGGGGTTTGCCACTGCTTTCTTGATTTGAAAACCACATCGGAAACAAACCGTAACCCGGCCAAACTGAGAAATGAAATTACCCACTGCCCTCGTGGAAAGTGGGATGACAAAGAAATTGCAAACCTGTACCGGATTATGGATGGTATAGAACCTTTAAAATAAAAAACACCATGTACAAGCAAATAACCAACAGCGGCCAAAACGCCAACAATCTGCACAAAATCCTTGACCAAAGCTCCGGTTGCTGTGGGGCTGCCGTGGATGTATGCCAGTACAGTGTTGTGCTTCCGACCGCAAACGCTGTGAACAACATCATTATCCGGCGCAATGGAGTTGATGAAACCCTGACAACCGGATTCCCCGCTACCGGAGCGGCAAACGTAAAAGTGGCTATTGCCGCAGCGTTGGCGGCCGCTGGCTTTGAAAACGATAACGACACCGTTACCGGCGTAACCTCGGAAACCAGCGGAACCAACACCATTTACCGAATCACCGGAGATGTTGTAGTGGTTTCAATGAAACACAACGGCTCAACCACCGTGGCGGCAACGGCCCTGTGCAGCCGGATCAAAAAATGCGTGTACGCGCTGGATTGGCCAGGAAGTGCAGGTACCACGGTGGTAACCATCAATGGCGCCAACGCTACGTTGGCATCGTTCACTCTGGCAGGCAGTACGGCAGCTCAGGTACAGGCGGCGCTGATTGGTCTGTCAAACTGGCCATCCACTGCAACGGTAGACGTTGTGGAAACGGCCTCGGCGTTTGAGATTCGCATTACCGACGTATTCACTGCTGAATACTCATTTGCCGGTGCAGACCCTGACTTTACATCAAGCAACTGCGCGATTGGTTACGTTGCGTAAGCAATAAAGGCGAGAAAACATTTCATCAGTATGGGCCCGCCCGCGTAAAAGTGCGCGGGCGGGTTTTCACTTTAAAAACAATAATAACAAGGCGCATGAAAAACGCAATCATTTTGATGGCCCTGATGGCCATTGCATCAATTACGGCAACAGCACAGAAAGTTTCAGCCAGGCTCCCGGTTGATTACTCAACCAGAGTTCCGAGCAACGTACCAACGCTGTTTAAAACTCACCTGTGGTTTAACACCACAAACAGTGAGCTATACGGGTATGACCGTACAACAAATGAGTGGGGCGCATACAGCAAGAAGGCCGCATACGGGGAAATGTCAATCAGCAATGATACATCGACCTTCAGCTTTACGGCGTCAAACGCTGCAGCAATTGACGAGCTGACAGCCGGGCAAATGTCGGACTTCTCGCTCACCACTGATAGTACCATGACATACAATGGAGCCGCAGCGGGAGTATTCCGAATAAATTACTCAGCTTCGTTCAGTTTTGCCGAGGCCGTAATTATGACCGGTTACATTCAGATTAATTCAACCGCGGTATTACGGTCCATGTTCAGGCAGACGGTTACCACATTGACCACTGAGCGGCTAAACGTTGCCGGGTCTTGCATTGTGACACTATCTCCCGGAGACGTTATCAAATTCATGTTTAAAAGCGCTCACACAGGTACCGACGTATTGACGGTTTACGAATTCAACCTAAACGCGGAGCAAATAAATTAAAGACATTGAAAAGGGGTATCTTTTTCATAACGTTATTTCTGCTGCTGTTTTCAGGCGGCCGTGCGCAGGCTCAAACGTACACTTTCGAGTGCATGTGCGACTATGTGACGGCTGCCGATAACAACTGCGATATATGCAATTCAACGGTGCAAAGCCGTTTGTTTTGCGGACTGCTTGTGCGCAAAAATGGCGTGGCCGTCAAATGGATTGATCAGCCTTACATTGTAAAAATGCAGGGCCAGAATGCCGTAATTCAGGAGATTATACCGAATGCCGAAAGCATAACTATTGCGCGTGTTGGCACCTCATTTGGAACGCTTGACAGCTTCAAAATGGCAATCGACTGCCCGTGTAATACGGTAAGAGAGCCAATATTTTGGATAAGTGACAGTCTTGATTTTTCGCCGGTATTCCTGGGAGATACGATGTCAATTGTTGGCGACGCGCCAATTTATGTCACGCTGGACAGCATTAGTCAGAAATACCGAATTTCAATAGATACAACTGGGCTTGGCGGCGGAGGTGGCGGCGGAGCAGATCAAACATTTGCAAATTCAAGTGATGCCACAAGTCACACCCTGACATTATCAGGCCCAAATGGAAGTCTTCAATATGTAGAAGGCTCGGGAATTGGACTGGCAACAACCGGAACATCGTTAAATGGCGTGCTAACAATTAGTAATACAGGGGACATATCGGCAACAAATGAAGCATGGACAATTGATGCCGATGATGCTGATACGGAACTTATAACAACACAGACGGTAAAGTTTCAAGGCGGTGGCATTGTGGTAACAGATTATATACCTGGGACTGACATTCTGACCATTACCGGAACGGAGGCTTTTTTGGGCACTGTTACGTCCGTTGGGCTTGCTCTTCCAACATCCGTCTTTGACGTTACGGTTTCGCCAGTCACATCTTCCGGATCACTTACTGCCACATTTGACAATCAATCGGCCAATACGTTTTTTCGTGGGCCTACATCTGGCGGGGCCGCAACGCCTTCTTTTGGGGTTTTAG